TTTGCCGTCCAGCAGGTCAATTGCAGAATAGAATCTGCTCTGCGGAATTTTATTGATTTTGGCGAATCTGTTCAGCATCTCTTTGGATTTGTAAGATTCCAGAGCGTCCACATAATTCCAGAGCGTCGGCGTGACGAATAAATATCTGCCCTCATAGGGGACTTCCGCTTCATCCAGAACGGTATTAGCGGCAGTAATCGCGCCGAGCAGACCGTCCGCGGTGCTGTAGGACTGGTTTGTGACTTTCGTGCCGGCTTTGGCGGCGTAGACAGCAAAACGCCAGGCATCCAGTTCGGGAACGACTTTGGTTCTGATGAATTCGGAAGACAGCAGACCGAAGGAAACGCCTGCGGTTTCTTCGTTGTCCATCGCATCGACATTGAACTTTCTGCCGCGGTCATAATTGAACGTTTTGGCTTCCCAGGTAAGATTTTCACTGCCGCCAGTGTAACCGTCGCTTCTGGAATAGTCGCCCAGACCGTCAAGCGTCATTTTCGGGAACAGAATGGAATGTGCATCACTGCCCTGACGGATTCTGCCGGAAGCGGCTTCGAGGTCAGCAGTGAAGGTACTCTGCTTGTAGACTTCATCGAGCAGAGCGATGTATTTACTGATAAGAGCGATAGAATTAGCCATAGAAAAATCCTCCTTATTTCAGCCCCATGATTCTGCGGATAGCGTCATCATCGGGAGTTTTGACGGTATTGCCGGGTGTACTGGCGGCAAATTCAGGTTTCGGCTTATTGTCAGCGAAGGCATCAGGGCAGGAAGTTTTGAGTTTCTGCACGATATCTGCGCCGCCGATGAGCGAGCCGTCCTTGTCGAATTTGAGTTCAGCAGTTTTCAGCAGACCTTTCAGATGAGCGGCATAGATATCATTTTTCATGCCCTGTTCACTGACGAACTTGTCAAGCTTATCGGAATAGTCGCGTTCTTTCTGCGCCAGTTCGAGTGCTTCAGCTTTTTGTTTCCATTCGTCAGCGGATTTCTGAATACTTTCGATATCCATGTCCTTGAATCCCTGAATTGTTTTGTTGGCTTCGTCAAGCTGAGTTTTTAGGGCATTATAGTCTGCTTCGGAATAAGTTTTCTCTGCCTGCTCTGCATGCCGTCCGGCAGGAATTTCCGGCTTGGTTTCAGTGATTTCGGTTTCTTTGATTTCTTCTGCCATGGCAAAAATCTCCTTTTCTGAAAAATGGGTATAAAAATAAGGCTTAAAAGCCTGTTTTAACGGTGTAAAAATGTCGTTTAACCGGTGCAGAAATTTCCTGTAAAGACAAACAGATTCCTGTCATCTGTCCGGTAAATATTTGCTGCGCCGCGCTTTTCGAGTTCTCTGACAAGTTCCTCGGTCGAGAAGTCTTCCAGAATTTCTTCTTTTGCGATGGGTTCGGGAATTTCTTCGCCGAACGTGCTGCTGAGTTTTTCGGATTTCTGTACAGCTTCATTCAGAATGCTGTCAATTTTCTTTGCCCTGCACTCCAGTTCTTCGAGTCCGGCGGCAGCGTTTGCAATATCCACATCCACTGTGAAAGTAATCGGATGTTTCAGATATTCTTCCATTTCCTTTTTCAGCTTGTAAGGCATGGTGTTTCTCCTTTCAGGTATAAAAATAAGGCTGTTCAGCCCTGCTTGCGATATTTCTTGTTTCTGCCGTAATGTTTCCGGCTGAGAATCTGCCGTACATACAGCAGGAAATTCGTTTCATTCACATTGATATCCCTAAAATATCCGTACAGTTCCATTCACTTCACCTCATTCCAGTGCCAGTTTTCCGTCAAATTTTCCGAAAATAATAGAATCCTCATCCGGAGAATCGCCATGGATACAGATAAGAGTTTTTCTGTCAATCAGTTCGCGGAGCAGTTCAGCAGTGCTGAAACATGCAGGCGTTACTTCTTCTCTGCAAATTTCCCAGTCCTATGCGAGTGATTCTATGTAATCTTCCACAGGCACGGAAAAAAATTCACGGCACATATTTCCGGAATGAATGAAGAATTTCTCACAACAATCGTCATAGAAAAGAAATGTCGCTGCATCATAGTTTTTTCTTTTCGCTCTTTCTCCGTGCGCTACCGCTTCAAGTACTTCTATGAATTTCATATGCATCGCTCCTTTCGGGTATCAGAAAACCGCCCGGCAGGGCGGCTTATAGTTTATTTGACTTTTTCATTTCCTTCTGTTATAATAATAGCGGAAGGGGGTGATAATTATGGGAAAGTCTAAGTTTCCGTCCGGCAGTTTCAAACTCAATTCAGAAAGCCTTGACAGCAAGCTGCAAAAAGCTGCCCGGAAAAGAACCGCATCCGTTTTGCATGAAGCGGCATTGCAGAATACGGTGAGAAAAACGTGTCCGTTCTGCAATAACGAGATAATTTTTTATGTCGGAAGTCAGTCTGCAACTTGCCAAAACTGCGGAAAATCATTCCAGATTAATCACAAGTAACCCGAACATCGTCAGCTGTTTTCCTGCATTGTTCCAGAGCGGAAAGCAGCTGATTAATTTTTTTCTCTATAGAATTCAGCTTTTCGGCTGCTTCTGTTTCGTCAAGACTTACAGTCAGTTTTACATAATCTTCTTCCGGGATTTCCGGTGCATGTTCCAGCACTTCCACATCACCGACATCAAATTCAATTTCCATCGTCATCACTTTGTCATACGACATATTATTTATGCGGTATCCGAGTACATTGCTGATTTTGGTGCCATTCACATAAATGCCGTCTTTCTTCGTAATCTGTACGAGATTTCCATTCATAATAATCATCCTTTCTTCCCGTCTTTCTCCCGGACGGGAGTTTTATTTCACGGCATATAAAAGCGTTTTGCGTTGTGGTCAAAATAAGAGTCGTCCAGAACGACTTCTTTTCCAACAAAGTTACCTAAAGCCTGAAGTTGAAAAGAGTTACAGAAAATTTTTTTAGCTTCTATATTTTTTCCATCGACTTGTACGGATTTTCCAAGCCATTCAAGTGGAATCATATCATCCAATTCAATACATGTTGTGGACTGCCCATTTGTTTGAGAGACAATGTGAAATGTCATGCTTATTCCTCCTTTACCCATAAAATCGCAACAGAATATTTTTTAAACTCCTCACCATGATTTAAAAAATTCTTAACATTATGCTCTTTTGCCGCAGCATCTGCGCTTTGCTTAATTGATTCCGAAATATAGTCATACTTATTGACGATTTCTTTTCTGGTGACTTTCCAGCTTGTAGTACTTGGTGCAAGCACTTCTGATTCGTCGGTTCCGTATTTTGAAATATGCCGTACACCGACAGCAGATTTGTTGTTTTCACAGACAAGCACAACAGAATTGCAGTTCCAATAAGTGACAGCAGCATAATTTTCGGCAATATCCGGCTTGTCAGACCATGACGAAACGGATTTCTGCGGAATGGATTGCCCTGTTTCAAGTTCCGAAAACTGTCTGAATTCTTCGGCAGTTTTGAAAGAAAGCCCCCGGCGGATTTCACCATTATAAGCTCCCATCCTGGAAAGTCCTTCGTTAATAATGGCTTCTTTGTCTTTCTGCTGACCGGCGGTAAAAGATTTATAATCACCGCCGAGCCATTCGAGCAGAGCATCCTGAAATTCTTGTGCTTTCTGCTGAGTATATCCTGTTTCAGCAATGATACTTTGCAAAGCTTTCTGATTAAATGACGGCAGGTCTTTTTCCCGAATCACACCATGATACGGAACTGGAAGTTGATTTCTTTTCTGTCCGAAATTTTTCCCTGCTGTTTTTATTGTACCACTTCCGGACAGATTTGTCAAGGAATTTGCGGCAGAACCGGAAGGGCTTGAGGGTTTTGGAGAATTAGGGACAGCAGGCGCAGACGGAGCGGCAGGAGGCGGATTTTGAGCTTTTTTATTCGCCCAGACCGCCTTTTGAGAAATACTTCTGCCGAAGCCGTCAACCCATGTACGGGAAGAATCATTGAGGAAGCCTGTCTGATTGAGGAAGTCCCGGAGTTTCTGTTCGGCTTTTTTGAGCTGAACGGATTTTTGCTGAAATTCTTCATCAGCGGCGAGGACATCAGCATCAGAGAGGGCATGACGCTGCATTGCCTGAGCGGCAATGACCTGCCGTTTCTTTTCTCGGATTTTCCGTTCATAGTAACGCTGCATCTGTGTGACTTCATAATCGTGATAGTCTTTGCCGTCAATCTGAATGACATGGTCTCTGAGTTCTTTCAGACGTTCATCAGAATAGGCACGTTCGCTGAACCCTTCAAAGAACGGATGCCAGTCATGGCGGCAGTTCACACCGCCGAAGCCGTCAACTGTGCCGTAGCCGATATCATCAGGAGTGAGGTAGCCGCGTCTTCCGGAGAGGGAGACAATTTGTCCCTGCCATTCGGCATGAGAGGGACGCGCTCCGGCGTGAGCAGTGACTTCCATCAGGTCGCATTCCATATCCTTCGCGTTCTGGAAGGAAAGCTGACGGACGGTCTGACCGACACCGGTGAGAACGGCACGGCGGACAGCGACATCAAGCTTGTCGATATGTCCGGAAGGGTAACGGACGACAGAGCCGCTTCCGGCGGCACTCTGAACGGCGCGGCGGATGGCGGTCTGATAGTCCATCATTCCGGACGAAGTCTGCATATAGGCGAGATTGCAGGCTTGAATGAATGCCTGCTGTGAAGTGTTTGCAGTTGTCAGCGTGAGATTTTTGAGACTGCCGGAACATTTCTGATAGCCGGCATTGAGCATTTGCAGAGCAGAGCCGCTCAGGTTCCGGGGAACGACAAGCCCGGCTTGTCTGTAGTAGAAGTTATCATTCCGGACGGACTGCACACCGGCATCACGGAACAGATGACGGATTTCGCGGTCGGTTTTTCCGGTGCGCTGTGCGATTTCGATAAGAATATCATCATAGAGCATTCCGGCTTCCTGGAGCATTCTTGCCTGCCATGCGGAAGCATCGGAGACATAGCCCATTCTGACAATACGCCTTGTCATATCCTGAATGATGCTGTCTTCCAGACCGGCATAAAGTCCGGCGATTTCGTCGCACAGCCGGTTATACTGTAAGGGAGTCAGCATGTTCGTCACCAAAGAGGGAATCAGAATCCGGCATCATATCGGAAGCCTTATTTTCCGGAATGCGGAAGTACCAGGCGAGCAGGAGTTCGGGGCGGAGCGCACCCATTGTGACGAGCTGTGCGCGTCTCTGGAATTCCTTGTCAGGGTCTTCCAGGACAGAATCTCCCCAGTTACAGGAAAGAGAGGGATTCCGTACAGAATCGAGGTCATACAGGGAAGCATAGATGCTCATCGCGTAGACGAGGTTTTCAAACGTTTCCTGCAAGGCGTTCTGCATTTTGGAAACCTGCACATAGCTTCTTTGCTTGGAACTTAAAATTTCCTGCGCGGTCTTTTCGATATCCGTGGGATTGGAAAGTGTACCGTAAGCCAGACCGACATTGAATTCGATTCTTTGCAGAATATGATTCAGACCGTTGAACAGGGACACGTCCCGGATAGCCGGGGAGAAGGTCTGCAAAGCATCGGAAAGCTTGTCTTCAGGATTGACAGCATATTTCCGGAACAGTCTCTTATTGCCAATCGGCAAATCAGGGCGGTTTCCGGTTTCGTCTCTTCTGAACAAATCCTGACGTGCATCGACGGCGAGTTCCGTTCCCTTGAATTCCCACTGCACACGCGCCCACTGTGCATTGGCTTCCTGAATGAGTTCTTCGGCATGAGCGAAACAGGAAATACCGAGCGGAGAATCGAGGTCAATGGTATTTGCCGCCGGATTCTGATAGACGGCGAACAGGGGCTTTTCAATATTTTTGAGCGTCTGGATTTCCTGTAGATTTTCCCATCCGGGAACGGTTTGCAGACTGCATTCTGCGCCGAGCGAATCCGGAGAAAGTGAAAAATAGGCTTTGTTCTCGACCGTGTAGGTCTGATTTTCGGCGTGGAACGTATGGGTTTCAAGCCGGGTATAATAAGTCCTGCCGATGACTTTTCTTGACAGGAACACGGCAGCGGTTGCCTGATGGGAATCATCGAAGGCAGTCGGCGCGAACCTGTCCGCGCGGACGAGGTCAACAAGAATTCTGTTTCCGGATACATACGGCTTGAACGCCATCGAACCGAGTGCGAAAGCCAAATCTGCCTTGATTAGGAAACGTTTCAGGAATTTCTGAAACTGTTTGTCCAGATAAGGCGAACTGACAGAAATTTCGGATTCTGCCATGACGAGCCGCGCGAATTCGGAAGCGATTGCCGCCGGAAGGTGCAGACTGTTGTTATTGTTTGCCGTGCTGTCCTGATGCTGATACATGGCAAGCCAGACATCAAGAGCGGACTGCATTTCAGGAGAAACAGGCTTTTCGGCGGTTTTCGACTTGCTGAAAAGTTTTGCGATAAAATCAAAGATTCTCATGAGGTTCTCCCTTCTTCCGGAAGCACTGTCAGAAAGTCAGGAAGCTCCTGCCGCATGACGGTATGAACAAAATAACGCATATCGTCCATAGCGTGGTCATTTTCCTTGATAACTCTGTCCTCGGCAGCTTTTTCGTCCCAACAGTACAGACCGAATTCGCGGATGATATCTTTGCATTCCGGCGAGAAGTGAAGTTTCTGTGCTTTCAGGAGTGTTCCGACATTGCGGATGCCGTCAAGCACACTGTTATTTGCTTTCCGGACATCGAATTCCTGATGTCTGCGGATGCATTCAATAAAGCTTGCCGCGGACGGGTCAACGATAACACATTCGATTCTGTGAATCAGATTTCCGGCGAGTTTCACAAGTGACCTGTAGTGTTCCTCATCCGTCCGGGAAATGCCGCGTTTTCTGGCATCGTAGTAGCTTTCCCGGATTCGGCAGGCATGACCATCATCTGTCAGAAGCCACAGTCCCATAGAAGTCGGATTCAGGGTGCCGTAATCGACAGAGATGTAAAATCTGCCGGGCGGCAGTTTTCCGGGGAGTTCCTGAACGTGGACAGCCTTCCGGAACATGGGATAAACCAGACCGTCAGCAAGTACCCACAAGCCTTTGATATACCGGTCGTAGAACACACCGGAATACATACGTTCATAGCGGTCTTTCACGGCTGGAGAAAGAGAATAGTTGTCATCCATCGTGAAATGAAGGTGCAGGGCATGTTTTTCGTCATGCTTGCAAATCCATTCCAGATAGAACCAGTGCATCGGGGATTCCGGGTTGCAGTTGAACCAGAATTTTGAATCGCTGACAGAGCATCTTGCCAGAGCCTGTTCCACGAAGGAACGCGGCATGAGCGCGACTTCATCAAAGAGAACTCCGGCGAGTGTCATGCCCTGAATGAGCTGATAACTGGATTCGTCTTTTCCGCCGAAGAAGTAAAAGCGGTTGGCGCGTCCGTACAGTTCAATTTCGGCATAATGTCTGCTTTGATTGATTTTGATTTTCGCAATGCCTTCCAGCCATTTCTGCACGGGCGTGACAATATTTCTCATCAGGGAGTCAATCGTTTTTCCGCAGAATGCGAACGTCTGACCGCTGAACCGTGAGCAGCTCCACAGAACGAAACCGATTGTCATGCACAGAGTTTTTCCGGAGCGGACAGAGCCGTCACAGATAACGGCATCATAATTCTGCTTTGTGTTCCACCATAGCATGGCGCGGAGCTGTTTCGGAGAGAATTCCTGATACATCAAGAAGCATCACCTCCGAGACTTTTTTCAATCATCTGCATCAGGTTGGTCAGCTGCTGGGGATTTGCTTCCGGCGTTTCACCGCTGACAGCAGCGGTGACGATTCTGGAAATTTCGGTTTCGGCAGCAACGAGTTCCGGATTTTCCTTCAGAAACTGATAAAGTTCGGTATGCCGTTTCCGGAATTCCTCGGCGAGCTTCTTTCTGCGCTTCTTGTCCGGTTCGTTTAAAAAACTTTCCGCGAAGCGTTTAAAGTCTGTAAAATCGGCTTTTCTGATATTTTTTTCGTATTGTTTCAGCCCGTCCGACAGAGCGGCAAGGCTTTTCTGTTTCAGGTTTTTCATAGATAAAATTCCGCTCCTTTCGGGAAGGCATGAAAATAAAGCCGTCAGAGCAGTTCTGACGGGCTTTTGATTTCAGGGTACAGTTTTATGAAAATTTTCTTCTGAACGAATTTAAACGGCATTTAAACGCTGTTAAACGGGTATGCGCCGCCATTCAGATTCCGGAATGAAATCTGAAAGCTTATGAATACATACATACCCGCCGGACAGGGGACGCATCTACCCTGCTGCTTGACAGTATGCTGATTTTTCAGACCGGCAGAACCGGGAGAGTGATTCTGTGTTTTCTGCCCATGAGCGGAACGCGGACGACCGCGCGCCGCTGACGGGGCTGATATTCGATTTCATAGTCGGAATCCGGACAGCTGCGGAGTGCGCCGTCAAGAACAAATTTCGCGCCGCCGCTGGTATCCATAATTCTGGAAACACCGAGCGGCTTGTCACCGTTCCGAAGCCAGAGCAGCCATGCTTCTTCTTTATCGGAAACCGGTCTCGGCAGATTGTCTCCCAGAAAGCGGACAAATCCGTCTGTCTTCCGGATAAGCCTGTAGTTTTCAAGGCTTCTCTGCATCTTTACAAAAACATACTGCGGAAAAATAAGCCGGATTTCTTCGTGCCATATTCCGCCTCTGCGGAGAAACATCTTTTTTCTCGGCACGAAAGCGGAAATTCCGGCGGACTGCAATCTTTTACAGACGGCTTCTTCCTTTCCCGAACGCACCTGCAAAACATAAATGCTCATGATAATTTCTCCTGATTTTCCTTGATGAACTTCCGGAATTCTCTGTACAGTCCCGGATTTTCCTGTGCCATGAGGTCAAACAGTGCAGTCTG